GGTATCTTTGCTGTGTCAGGATCCCAGGGTCTTCGACGCCATGTGGATGGCGGGGACTTATTGTCCGTATCAGGGGGAGATTGGAAACGAGGCAAAGTCTGGTTGGGAGGATAGCGAGGAGGCGGTTCCGGATGGTAGCAAAGTTTTTAAAAAAAAAGACAAGTAGATGAGGAGTCTCAAAGTTATGTCTGGATGGCTCCCGTGGGCATTCTCTTTGGTATTGGGATGTTGTTTGGTATTCCCCTTCCCCTCTTCTTCTGAGGAGACGACGCCAAATCTTCTCTCCAATCCTGGATTCGAGTCCTCGACAAATACGAGTACGGTTCCTGATTGGACGGCAACGGGCGACGGATACATCTGTAATTCGTGTGGTCCTGCGGGGGGCAACGCCATCAAGAGCGGCAGCGAGGGGGCGACGATCAAACAGTCTGTAAATTTGTTCGAGGAGATGACGAAGGGCGAGATTAACAATGGTTTCGAGATGAAGTACGGGACAGATGTCTGGTCTCATAACTCGAACGCCACGGTGCCCGCCTGTGGCAGCGCGGGCAGTGGTCAGGACTGCAAGGATGCTTTCTCGATTACGTTGGATATCAAGGATGCGGCGGGGACCTTGCTTCACAAGTTCGAGCATATCTATGAGGACCAGTCGTGGACGGGGTGGGACACAAGTACTTTTGATTTCACGCAAACGATACCGTCGAATAGCTTTTCGAGTGCGATAGCTACGCTGGAACTTTACGGTATCGACAGCGGGTATACGGGGAGTTCACTGTATGGGCCACGTGCCGATAACACGTTTTTGACGGCCACGTATACGCCTCAGTCCATTTTGGATTCGATCAACACGGCGATGGAACAGACGCTGGATATACTGAACCAGAGCACAACACAAGTTGTGCCGGGGAGTAGTTTTGAGGTGACGGTCAACAACAGTGCGGGGGAGGTGATTCAATCCTTTGATGTGGAGGTTGCTGAGACTTCTGAGATCAGTATCACGCCAAGAACGATGCCGAACCCCATGCGTCAGGAGACTCCTCCTCCGGAACCTGAAGTAGAGGCACAGAGGACAGAGGTTGAGCGTGAACTGGACGCTGCGCCGTCTCAGGATGCAGAGTCTCCAAAACCAAAGGCCGCAGCCAAGCAGAAAGCGGCCAAGCGCGTTATGAAGCGGATGGGTGACAAGGGACGTTACGATGCCGCCAACCAGATGCGGACGTTGATCGTCATGCAGGCGCTTGGGAACTCCAAGAAATTCTTTGATCCCGTGTCGAGGCTCAAGGATACTCCTGGTTTCTTCACTGGTAAGACCATACCTGACTCTGTAATAAATGGTAACAATTTCGCTCAGTATGTTCTGTTTGGTGGTTCCACAATACGACACAGCGCCCTTGTCGATTCGCAGTATAAGTGATGGCTACGCGGGCGGAATTAAATAAGAAGCCCAAGGCGGATAATTTGAAACCGGCAACCCGCAAATGTCTCATGTGCTTTATTGAATTTATGTCGCAGCACAAAGGGGAGCGAGTTTGTCGTACTTGCAAAAGTACACTGGTTTGGCGGCAGGGGTGATTGCCCGATGGCGGAAATAGAATTTGGTGGAGTTAAGTTCCGTGGTGGCAAGATCGTATTGATTTTGACGGCCCTTTCCACATTATGCGGTGCCGCGTGGGGGAGCTTTGAAGTTTACAAAGATTACATGAATATGCGGACCAAGATTGCCACCTATAAGGCTCCTGACCTGTCTGGTTTTGATAAGAGGCTTGCGGTCCTTAAAGAGAGCATGGCGGCGCTGGAACTCAAAGCCGATTCGGCAAGAGATTATACCAGGGACATCAAGCGGGATCTCAAAGACGAACTGCACCAGATGTCCCGGCAGTTGGATGAGGTGGAGAAGCGTGGTAAAGAGGTGTTCCGGATTGTGCGTAGTAGCATAGAGACCAACGACACCAAGGTCAGGTCCATGGTGACGGTTAATTCTGATCGTTTTGATAAGAGACGGGAACAGCTTCGAAATGATATGGATGACTTGGAAAAACGAATTAGGACAGCCATGAAAGAATTGAATTCTACGATAAGCAATAAGATCCAAAAAGCTCTGGAGAACCCCCTGGCAAATATGAGGAAGTAACCATGGACGGCATTCTTTTAGCAGAACATTTATTTGAACGGATACGGGAGCGAAAGAACAGGATTCTTGAAATGATGGCAGGAGGGACCATAAAAGACTATGAGGAATACAAACAAATGGTTGGCTCCATGGAGTCTTTGGATTATATAGGGCAAGAGTTAAGAGAAATCCTAGAAAAGGCGGATTGATGACGGATAAATCTAATACGGAAATCCAAGATAATCTGGTTTCCTTAAAAGATGCATATGTGAAAATAGAAGAGCGTGTCTTGGACCCCGAGAAAATAGGCCCCGCTCTTGATCGCTTGCCAACTCCGACAGGTTGGCGTCTGCTGATATTGCCGTACAGAGGCAAAGGAAAAACTGAGGCTGGTATCTACTTACCGGACGAAACCATCGACAGAGAATCTGTAGCTACCGTGTGTGGCTATGTGTTGAAAGTCGGGTCTCTTGCTTACGAAGATAAAGTTAAGTTTCCGAGTGGCCCTTGGTGCGGAGAGAAGGATTGGATAGTTTTTAGTCGTTATGCGGGCTCTCGTTTCAAGATCGACGGTGGTGAGGTTCGCATTCTAAATGACGACGAAGTCATAGCCGTCGTACAGGATCCCGAAGATATCCTGCATTTTTAACATGGAGAAAGAGCCATGCCCGAAGCACAAAATGAAGAACTTGTAGTAGACATACCTACTGAAGGTAGTGATGTAGCCGTAGAGATAACCCCGGAACAGGTTATAGTAGGGGCCGTAGCCGTAGAGGCTACGACTTCTGATTCTGGGGATTCTGCGGAACATGAAGAATACAGCCAGAAAGTTAAGAAACGTATTGATAAGCTGACCAAAAAGGTCCGGGAGGCCGAGCGCCAACAAGACGCGGCACTTACTTACGCTAAAAATGTTCAGGTAGAGAACAACAACCTGAAATCACGAGTTTCAAGCCTGGATGAAGGCTATGTGAACGAGTACGGAGACCGCATAGCCACTCAATCCGAGTCAATACAGAAAGATTTGGAAAGCGCTATTGCGACTAATGATACGGCTGCCCAAGTTGATCTTAACAAGAAACTGGCGCAACTTACTATTGAGGAGGAACGGGTCAAGGTTGCAAAATTGGAGCAGGCCCGGCTATTACAGCAAGCTCAATACCAAGAGCAGGTGCTGCAACAGCAAGCAGCCCAGGCCGCTCAAACGCCGCAAGCACCGGTCCGGGCCGACCCGAAAGCAGAGGAGTGGGCTGCCAAGAACTCTTGGTTCGGTGAAAATGACGCAATGACCTTCGCTGCATTTGGCATACACAAAACTCTCATCGAAGAGGAAGGTTTTGACACAGACTCTGATGAGTACTACACTGAAATCGATAAGAGATTACGGGAGGCCTTTCCGCATAAGCTTAATGCGGGAGAAATAGTCACCGTAGAACAGGGGCGTCGTCCATCACAGACGGTTGCCTCTGCCGTTCGCTCAAGTAATTCTGGGCGCAAAACAGTAAGACTCTCCCCAAGTGAGGTTGCTATCGCGAATAAACTTGGGGTGCCTCTTAACGAGTACGCGAAGTACAAACGCTAGGAGATTGATACGATGGTAGATGCCGAAGTTGATCGCACTCCTCGCGCTTCCGAGACGCGGGAAAACAAGCCCTCCCGCCAACCTTGGAAACCTCCGTCTTTATTAGACGCTCCTCCGCCACCGGAAGGCTTTACTCATAGGTGGATACGTTCCGAAGTAAGGGGATTTGATGACCGGAAGAATGTTTCTGCCCGCATGAGAGAAGGGTGGGAACTAGTCCGGAAAGACGAATACCCTAATTTTGAAGCGCCTACCATTGATAGTGGCCGTTACGAAGGTGTTTTTGGTGTAGGAGGTTTGTTGCTGGCTCGAATTCCAGTAGAGATTGTTGCAGAACGCAGAGAATACTTCGATCAAATGACCGAAGATGCGATGCGCGCTGTTGATAATGATCTTCTAAAGGAGACCCAGCATCATTCTATGGCGATACAGAAACCTGAACGCCAATCGCGTGTTACGTTTGGAGGTCCTAAGAACGATTAGGACTTATTGTTTTAACCCCTTTTTGCTTTAAGGAGCGAAGGAAATGGCTAATACTAATGGAGCTTGGGGGCTCCGACCCATTGGTAAGATGGGTCAGAACTCCAATTCCACTGGTGTTTCTGGCTACACGACGTATGAAATTGCCAATGCCAACTCTAGCGTTATCTACCAAGGTACTCCTGTTATTCCCCTTTCTACGGGGTATATCGATATAGTGGGAGCCGCCGCTGGTGGTACTGTTGGGTTACTTGGTGCTTTCATGGGTTGTCAGTATGTTTCGAGCACCACTGGAAAACCCACCTGGAGTATGCACTGGCCGGGATCGGGCGCGGATAGTAACCACCCCATAAAGGCCTTTGTTGCAGATGATCCAATGCAAATCTTTGTTATTGCAACGGATGCCTCATGGACCAGTAAGGCAACGGCACGAGCCGCTGTTTTTGCTAACGCGAACTTCGCTACTGGAACAAGCGGCAGCACGACAACGGGTCAGTCTTCGGCTACTCTGTCTATCACTACGATAGCCGCTACCAAGACGTTGAATTTACGTATTCTTGGTTGGGAAGAGGATGCTGCTAATCAAGACTTCTCGGCGTCTGGAATTCCTGCTTTGGTTAGGTTGAATAATCAGTTCAATAGCGCCAATGGTGCTCTTGTGGCTGGTACAACCGACACCGCTGGCGTATAGGAGGGTTGAGAAATGGCTATAAGTAGAGCACAACTCGTCAAAGAGTTAGAGCCCGGCCTGAACGCTTTGTTTGGCATGGAATACGATAACTATGACCGTGAGCACGACCAGATTTTCGATATGGAAAGTTCTGATCGTGCATTCGAAGAAGAGGTGATGCTATCCGGTTTCGGGACGGCACCCACCAAATCTGAAGGAGCGGCCATATCGTTTGACGATGCCCAGGAAGTGTACACGGCTCGGTATACGATGGAGACGATTGCTTTGGCGTTTTCCATTACGGAAGAAGCCATCGAGGATAACCTTTATGATCGGCTTGCTAGCCGGTACACGAAGGCTCTCGCTCGTAGCATGAGTCAGACGAAGCAGGTTAAGGCTGCGGCAGTTCTTAACAATGCTTTTGACAGCAGCTATACCGGTGGCGATGGTCTTGAGCTTTGTTCAACGGCTCATACTCTTGCCAATGGTAGCACTTTCCGAAACGAGCTTTCGACAGCAGCGGATCTCAATGAGACCAGCCTAGAGCAGGCCCTCATTGATATTGCTGGCTTTGTCGATGAGCGCGGTCTGAAAATTGCTGTTACCGGGGTCAAACTTATTGTTCCAAAGGAACTTCAGTTTACCTCGGATCGGCTTTTGGAATCCCAGCTTCGTCCGGGAACTGCGGATAACGACATCAATGCCGTTCGGAACATGGGTATGCTTCCGGAAGGGTATGTCGTTAACCACTTCCTCACCGACACCGATGCTTGGTTCATTAAAACCGACGCACCAAACGGTTTGAAAGGTTTCAACCGGACTTCGATTCGGACTTCGATGGAAGGTGATTTCGATACCGGCAATGTGAGGTACAAGGCCCGTGAACGTTACGTGTTCGGCTGGTCTGACCCTCGCGGCATTTTCGGATCACCTGGAGCATAGGACTGGTATAGTTCGGCTATTGGGAGGAGGTTTCCAGCCTCCTCCCAATCCCTGGGATACATTAGCCCTAGCGACTGGCCCAGCAGACGCTTACAAGGCTCTAGGGCGAAAACCTTTGTAAGGAGGTGTACCATGGGTACAACACGTTTTTCCGGTCCCGTAATGTATAGCGGAACGGGCACCAAAAATTCTTGGTTCCAAAATCTCCCTATCGGTCTTAATCCAGACTACGTCACCAAGATGGATGATTTTGTCGGCATCGATATCGATGATACCGATGACTGGACTAAAGCGGTTCTCAATAGTGGGACCTTGACCCTTCTCGCGGACCACGTGGGTGGATGGGCAAAGTCCACTGGTGATGGCTCCTCGGATAACTCCGGAGGGTCTATTCAGGGGAATGAAATCTTTATGGCGGAAGCCAGCAAGAACATTTTCTTTGAAGCCCGTGTAGCTGTAGCCGATGCCGACGACATGGACATGTTCGTTGGTCTTGCCGAAAACGGGACTTTTGCTGTAGGTGTTCCGTTTGCTTCCAGCAACCAAATCGGATTCTTGTTGGTTGAAGGTGCCGCAGATATTTATGCCAATTGCGATAGTGGCGGCACTGAAACAAAGACCGACACTGGGATCGATTTTGCAGATGGGGCGGAGTCTAGTTCCAATATCACGAACAGCCGTCAGCTTGGGTTCATTGTTCGAGGAACCGGGCAGGTGGAGTTTTACGTGGACAGGGATAAGAAGGTCACAACTACATCCAATATTCCAACCTCTGCTCTTACTCCATGGTTCTGTGCAATGTCCGGGACAACGACTGCGGATGCTGCTTGGTGTGATTATGTTCTGATTAATTCCCAAAGAGTAGCTTCTGGGATGGTTCAATTTAACCAGCAGCCATAGAGGTGAGCTATGCCCGTCAAAAAAGGCAGCCGTAAGAATCCCCCGGAAACGCAAGGTTCTACGAAGCCTCCCGAGAAAAAGCGTGCGAAGAAGCTTCCTATACCAGGAAGCGCTATACATAAATCTATGGTGCTTTCCGGTAAGATTAAGGGATAGGAGTAGGTTGGATGGCGGATACAGTCACCAATAAGACTATCATAGACGGCCCCCGGACCTTCGTGGGATCTTTCAACTGGACGTATGTAGATACTGGAGAGTCGGCGGTTATAAAAATCGATGCGTCGACTCTTTCTACAAGCCCTGAAGGGTCCGCTTGTACGGGCGTCAAGATCCAACGTATATGGTTTTCTACTATTGGGGTTTCCGTCAAGATCTTGTGGGATGCCTCCACGAGCACATTAGCCGCGCAGCTTCCCCCCGATTACCAAGGTGATTTGGATTTCTCCTCTTTTGGAGGTCTCGTTAATAGTGCGAGCAGTCCTACTGGAGATGTTGACTTTACCACTGTCGGGCACGGGGCTGCCGACACTTATACAATCGTTCTTGAGTGCATCAAAAGTTATTAAGGGTAGCTTGGCGTTATGCCTGACTTGGACCGGAAGAACGAACTTAGTATCTTAGAACTTCGGGGAGAGGTTAATCTTCTCTCGCAGAAAGTTGAGACATTAAGGGTCAATGACTTAGCGCATCTTCAGAAAAGCGTGGATGGCATACAAAGAGTACTATGGGCAGTCGGTGCTGTGGTTCTTGGTCATCTTGGGGTTGCTGTGAAGACTACATTATGGGGATAGAATGAAGGATTTAACCTATTATGGCTGTTTCTGGATCTAAGGATTTTGAACCGAATGTAGCGGAATATATAGAAGAAGCTTTTGAGCGGTGTGGCTTTGAATTACGAACAGGATATCAAGCCAGAACAGCTAGGCGATCCCTAAATTTTTTGCTTGCGGATTGGGCGAACAGAGGCCTCAATCAATGGACTATTGAACAAGTCACGCAAAATCTTATCATAGGCATTACCGAGTATCCGATAGGCACCGTAACATTAAGCGTGGCGGCGAGTGGATTGTTCACGGTTGGCGAGACAATTACGGGAGGAACTAGCGCAGCCACCGCGTCCATGATTAGCGCTCCTACGGCCACTTCTATGACCATAACGGTTCCTTCGGGGACTTTTTCTGCTTCAGAGACAATTACAGGGGGTACTAGCGCTGCGACCACCACGGTTTCTTCTGTTGTTTCCTTTGAGGATGTCCAAGCTACTATCGACGTGCTTACGGCTGTTGTACGTCGAAGTAGCCAGGATCTTTCCACAAGTGCCATTAATCGTGCGGCTTATCTAAACATTCCAAATAAGACAACGACGGGAAGGGTTACGCAGTATTTTGTTGATCGGCAGATCATCCCAGTCATTAAAGTTTGGCCGTCCCCCGAAAATAGCACGGACCAGATTATCTATGACCGTCTTGTCCGGATAGACGATGCCGACGCTTCTGTTGATACCGTTGAGATGCCCTTTAGATTTTACCCATGTCTGGCAGCGGGCTTGGCTTATTATTTAGCCATGAAGATAGCTCCTGACAGGGTTCCAGTTTTGAAGGGCCTTTATGAAGAAGAATTTGACCGGGCTGCCTTACAGGATAGCTCCACAACTTCTGTTAATCTAGTCCCAACATACACCTTTTTAAGCGCGGTTTAGCGATGACCAAATATTCTTCGGAAAAACATGCCCTGGGTATTTCGGACCGTTCCGGTGCCGCCTATAAGCTACGCAATATGAGGAAGGAGTGGAATGGGTTCTTGGTTGGTTATGATGAATGGGAATCAAAGCAACCTCAATTAACGCCTCCCCGAATATCTGCTGATTCTCAGGCTTTGCGAAACCCGCGCCCGGATAGAGTGGAGCCAGCGGTCATGGTGTTGCTCTCGATGAACCCTTTTAGAACGAGTAGCAGTGGATCGGCTGTTATTACGGTTGCTCAACCTGGGCATGAAAGGAGTACTGGCGATACAGTAAGATTCAGGAAGGTGGAGGCTTTTGATGGGTTTACCGAAAGCGCTGTTGAAGACGCCAGCGGGTTTTCTATCACGAAAGTGGATGCTGATACTTATACTTTTACCGCCGGTAGCGGCACGGCAACAACGGGCAATGTAAATGGGGGTGGCGGATTTGCTTCTGCTGGCCCTGTAACGGTGAGTGCATAAAATGGCTTTTACTTTTACAACATTGAAAACGGCGATACAGGATTATGTAGATAATTCCGAGACCACCTTTGACACCAACCTTCCGCGTTTCATTTTGAACGCTGAAGAGCGAATCTTGAAGGAATGCCAACTTGATGTATTTCGTAAGTATGTGACGGGAAGTGTTGCTTCCTCCAACAAGTTTCTGATAAAGCCTTCCGATTATTTAGCGTCTCTTTCGTTGAGCGTGATAAACAGTTCTAGCAATGAATTCTTGATGTATAAACACACGACCTTTCTTCAGGATTTCACGCCTAATCCAGCTACCACAGGAACTCCAGAATACTATGCGGATTGGGATAATGTGGCTTTCTTATTGGCCCCTACCCCGGACTCGTCGTATACCATGGAGTTGCATTATTTTTATAGACCAGAATCCATTACAACTACTTCTGATGGCACAAGCTGGCTGGGGACCAATGCCGAGCTTGCTCTTCTGTATGCCTCGTTGGTTGAAGCTTACACCTTTATGAAGGGTGAGGAACAATTACTCGCTTTCTATAACAATCGTTACCAAGAAGCTCTCCAATGGATGAAGAATCTTGGTGAAGGAATGCAGACACGTGACCAGTACCGCTATGACAGAGTAAGAAGGGACGTGGCTTGATGCTAGATGTAGGTGCTCAAGGAAGTTTAGGGAACGTGTTGGTATTCGCCTCGACGGATTCTGGGCATAGTCCGGAACAAATGGCTGATATGGCCTTGAACCGCATTATGGTGGTTAATGAGACCGCGCCACCTGTTATACGGGATCAAGCTCTTGCTCATAGGGATAAGTTGCGGGAAGTCTTGATTTATTATATGAATAGCATGGCGAAAAGCGAGAGAACGACTATTTGGGCTTTGATGAAAAAGCAGGGCCGTGAGGATATTGCAGAGATTATAAGGAGACTCTGATATGGCGATCAACCAAGCAATGTGTGGTTCGTATAAGAAGGAAATAACTGCTGGGATACATTTCTGGATGTCTCATTCCCGTGGGGATGGGGTCTCGATTTCGGCGGATACGTTCAAGGTTGCGATGTTTACATCCAGTCGAACAGATGCAAACGAGGACTTGACGGGATACACGGCTACCAACGAAGTAAGCGGGACCGCCTATTCAGCGGGAGGAGTCGCTCTTGCTTCGGTGACTCTCGGTTTGGCGGACAATTCAAGTTCAGTGCCAACAGCTTATTTGGATTTTGCAGATTCGACATGGTCAACCTCGACAATATCAAGCGCACGGGTAGCTGTTGTTTATAATTCCACGCTTAGTGCCGCTGGGACGGCGGGTGATGTGACACATTCGGCCTATCCTACTGTGGCTGTGTTTGATTTTGGTGGCGATAAATCTTCCAGTGCTGGAGACTTTACCATCCAATATCCTGCGGACGGCGCGAATACCGCGATTATCCGGATTGCGTAGTGGCATTAATAACTGGTTGGGACAGAAGTACTTGGAATAGCGGCACGTGGGGAGAGCCCGTTCCGGTTGAGCCAACGGCAATCTCGGCAGCGGGGGCCATCGGTACTGTAACGGCAAGTTTGCCAATAGCAATAACGGCCACCGCAATAACGGCGGCAGGGGCGATAGGAACGGTTACCGTTGCTGTTGGTCAAACCATTACGGTTACCGCGATAACGGCGGCAGGGGCGATAGGAACGGAAAGTGTAACCACCGCGGTTACTGTTAGTATAACAGGGTTGGAAGCGGCAGGCACAACAGGAAGCGTAGGAAAAGGCGTGGCATTCAGTGTTACAAGTGTGGAAGCGGTAAGCTATATATCAACTCCCATGGTTTGGAGTTCGATTGATACAGCCAGCGGCACGACTTGGAGTTCGATATACGACAAGTTTTAGCTTAGAGAAGATTGGATCCGGGGATCAGTCCGGTTCTTGGGGGACGACAGAGAACCACAACTGGGATATCGTAGACAGACTTTCTGCATATTCTGCGGTAACCGTTTCCAGCACTTCTCATACCTTAACCGTAAGAGAAGCGTCTCCAGGCTCTGGAACCGAAAACCTTCAGTCTGGTATGTATCGCGTAATCAAGTTTTCTGATGCGGGAGATATTGGCGGGGATTGCACGGTTACAATAGCCCCTAATACCGCGCAAGCCTGGTTTGTTCTTAATAATTCTTTGTCGGCAAGTCGGGCGATATCGCTGACCCAAGGTTCCGGGGCTAATGTTGCTATCCCGAATGGTTTGACCGTAATCGTCTACTGTGACGGGGCCGGTTCCGGTGCTGCGGTTGTCGATGCCTTTAGTTCCTTGAAGGTAACGAGTGATTTAACGATTGGTGCGGCGGCGGCAGCCGACACCAAGATTGTTTTTGACGGCAACGCTCAAGATTTCCATATTGGTTTGGACGATAGCGCAGACGATCTTGTTTTGGGAGTGGGCTCCGCTCTGGGGACCACTACAGCGATGTCTATGGATGAGAATCAAAATGTCGTATTCCCTGCGGGTAATGTAACTATAGGGGATAATGCAGGAACTAATGATGACTTACTGATTTTCGATGGCGCTTCCGTAAATTTCCACGTTGGACTAGATCATAGTTCCAGTAAGCTCGTTATCGGCAGCGGGTCTACCGCTGGCACCGATTCCATTTTGACCCTTGCGGATCAATCCGTGACCCTTGGGGATGCAGCAGCATCGGATGTCTTGCTCATTTTTGATGGGAACGCCATAGATTTCCACATTGCTCTTGATGATACCGCCGATAAGCTCGTTATCGGCAGCGGGTCCACCGCTGGCACCAATTCAATTATGGCCCTTGCTGATCAATCCGTGACGCTTGGGGATGCAGCAGCATCGGATATAGCACTTATTTTCGATGGAAACGCCCAAAATTATTACATAGGGCTGGATGATAGTGAGGACGATCTTGTCATAGGGCTGGGATCCACGGTGGGGACCACGCCAGCTTTTGCCATAGATGAAAATCAAGTCACCACGTTTAAAGCCGCCGCAGTGGGGGCTACCAATACCGATACCTCGAATACGGGGGGTATAACTTTAGATTTCCAAGTCTACCAGAATTTCGTTCTGACCTTTACGGGCAACGTAACGCTGGATAACCCAACAACGGAAGCCGTTGGTCAGTCTGGTATTATTGTTTGTATTCAAGACGCAACGGGAAGCCGCACCTTAAGTCTCGGGACGGATTACGAGACGGCTGGGGGTTCTGGCATCACTCTTTCTACGGCGGCAAGTTCTGTTGATGTCATTCCATACTTTGTGAAAGCGGCGAATAGTATCCAGCTTGGTGCCGTGCAGAAGGCGTTCGCGTAATGGTCCTCTCTAATACACAGTGGCTCGCCAATCCTGGAGAAGAGGCATATGAAATTGATTATTCATGCCGATTCAATGATGATGATAGCGCCCATCTACTTCGCACAGGTGGCGATGCTGGAACTCCAAAAACGCACACGCACTTTATCTATTTTAAAAGAGGAAACATCTCTTCTTTGATGCAGCCAATGGCTTGTGATAATGGATCAAATACCAATAGCTTTACCATTATGTTTGATGCCAACGATAAACTTCAACTTTATTTTCAGGATACTTCAGCAACAACTACGGTTGACTGGGTTTCAACCCAAGTATTTCGTGATCCTCATGCTTGGTATTTTATTGTTCTTACGATTAACACTGTGCCAGCGACGCCCATATTAAAAGTGTGGAACTGGAATGTAGAAATAACGGACTGGAATAAGACCGCCGCTGATACGTTGGCTCAAAATGATGTTTTCGAACCCGGTACTTCTGGCTTTCGTTATGAATATGGCAGCTATGAAAATGGAGCGGGGCGTTTTTATGATGGCTACATGGCGCTGGC